TTGTCCTTCTCTACAAGGTAATCCTTAGGGACCTTCAACGCTGCAAGAAGTTTGTCCTTGAAATACTTGACGTCATCAGTTTCTCCCAAGTTCTGTGCTCCAGGCATAGTCTCAATCTTGGTTCCTTGACCGTTCCTGACTGGGATGAAGTAGTCTTCATCAATAGACAAAGGATTGAAGTTACTGTCAATTGTGTTAGTTGTCGGGTTATAAAGTTTCTGTTTCTTAAACTTAGCCTTAACCCTCTCTACGAACGCCTCAACTTTGGACGAAGGTAGGTTACCAGTCTCTAGGTAGAATGCGCGTCTCTCTGGAGCTCTCTGTATTCTATAGATAATCATAGCGTCTTCCATCAAGATTAGGGAACGCCATGCTCGAACCGCGCCTGCAAGGATAGATTTACCATAAGGATAGAAATTTGCATCCGAGGTATATCTTCTAAAGTGAACAATCTGGTTCTTGTCTAAAGTTATGAGGTTCTTTTTCTTAGTATCGAGGGTCTGTGAATAAGCACCTGCTCCTCCATATGAACTCTCTCCTGTTGCCGCGTCTGGTACTTCCTGCTTAAACTCTTTCAGATAGCCGTACTTATCTTCGATGCGGAATATGAAGTTAGGATTCAATACTTTTATACGTTGAATCCCTGCTTTGGGGTCGTTTAGGTCAATGATATTTTCTACAAAACAGCATCCGTACTTACCCACGTTCCTAACAATATCCCAAATGTTTCTGTCCAGCTGAATACGTTCTAAGAATCTCTCCACTTCCCTAGTAACAATATCCGTACTAGTCTCTATGCTGAACATGTTCTTTTTGATGTCCTCCTGAGTGGCATCATCGGCATAAACATCCAACGCTGCAACAATCTCAGGATATTCATCCATTTTTTCGTAGTCTTTGTACCGTCTCTTTCGTTCGTACTCTACTCGAGGTACTTTGAAGCCAGAACGACTAACGCCACCCGCGAGGGCGTCTCCTGTAGGCTCGTCCGTGACTGCAGCATCACCTTGCAACGGTTCCTTGAGAAGGGGAGGTCTACCTCTCTTCTTCTCTTTTCCGAACCACTTGCTGAAAAAAGCAGAGAACTTGCCTTGATACCCTTTGGCTTCGCTGCCATAGGTATGAGGGTTAGGGAACTCTGTATTTCCGCTCTCGTTTAGTCTTTCATCAGCCATTTGACGTAATTCTTAATTTCAGAATCTGTAGAATATCTAGTCCCTACGAGAGGTACAGGCAAAGCTTTCTTTTCTTTTTCAGGGGTAATACGAGAGATTTCAATAGGACTGCCAGCTATTATCTCATCTATTACAAAACAGGCTTGAGCAAGGCTCATTACTAAATCGTCCGTGTATCCCTTATCTGCCATAACTTTACCATTATCTTCATTTATAATGAAAGTAAGAAGTTCACGAACTGTGCGCTCAGAATTTACTTTTATTTTTCCTGTCCTTAGTGAATCTTCCATTTTAGAAAGAAGGATGTCTCTATTCTTAGTAGTAACCATGACTCCAAACTCCCCCTTCTCATCCATATGAAGGTTCTCATACTCCAACTCTGCCCACAACTCCTCAACCAATGCCATCCCCAGCGCGTTCCTCTCTACGCTAACATATGCTGTGTTATACCATGTCCCTATTTCATGTAATATCTGACCGAAAATCTTGATAGGGGTTACGTTAGAGTAAAACTCCGCTACTTGCACTCCGTTGTACATGTTTATCACGTGGAAAGCTGAATTATCTTGCTCTCTACCATACGAAACATCAGCGGCAATCATGTACGTGTGATATGGGTGAGGTTCCTCCCATATCCTCATCCTGTGAGTGTACTTGGTGAAGAAGTCTGGGGACGTGTTGTCGTGTAGTTTCTGGAGAGTGTTCCTGTCAATAAAGGTGTCTCCAGTCCCAAGGAATTCACATTCGTATTCCTGCAACCATGCTTTATCGGACATGTTAGGACGCACCTCATCATACCACTCAGAAGTGTACCATGGATGCTCCTGCCATTTAATATCAATGATGTGAAAGCCGTTTTCTTTTTTACTTGCGGCATCATACAGCTCATAATACAGATTACTCATACCATTAACGGTAGAGATTATGCAGGCAGCACCACCAGTGGAAATCGTAGGGTAAATAGCCATCCAAAACTCCTTCATCTTTTCAACGAAAGCAGCTTCGTCCACTATTAGAAGAGATACGGACTCACCACGACCAGCACCCGCGGGCTGTGATTTAATCCTAGAGCCTGTAGAGAGTTTTAAAGTATGTTTGTTTCTTTCAGTCTCTTGTGGACGTAGCCATGCAGGTAAATCATCGTACATACCTACAACTCTTTCTAAGAATGCTCTAGATTCCCTGTCTCCAATAGAGACAACCATGACGTTCTGATGGTCTTTAAAAATAATATTCCAAAGAGAGTAAGCTGCAGCCAGAGTGGTGATACCAGCCTGTCTAAACTTCTTCACGAGTGAGAATCTATTGTCGGACATTTCCGAGACAATACGTTCTTGAAACGGGAATAGATGAAAGGGCACAATACCTTTGACAGGATGTACCACGTTTACATAAGTGTTGATGAAGTATGAAGGGTCATCTCCACATTTCTCTATTTCAGATAGAATTTCCGCCCTATTCACACTATTATATAGAGTGCCAAAAGATAATCATCGTCACCGTAAATTGGTCTTCATTCCTACTCGTAAGGGTGAACTGTCTCAAACGTTGCGTTCATTAATAGATTGGTTCGAAAACATTGCAGGGTGGAAAGTACATCTACTGCAGGGAAAGCCCTCCATTTTTGAGGCTATTAAGGGAGCAAGAGACGAATTTAGTTTCCATCCAACGGATTCTATCATCCTCTGTCATGACGATATAGAAATACTATACTCTTCTTCTCACTTCAATAATCTCGTAGACACGGCGCTCTCTGTTCCAGAAACGGGATTCGCAGGCTTTGCAGGTACCCCAGTCCTTAACCCTGACGCATGTTGGTGGAGGTCCTCGTCTTATGGGAAAATGAGCGGTTTCTGCTTTCACGGGGAGGATTTGATGAACCCGACGTATTTTGGACCTCCTCAGGATGTTGTAGTATTAGACGGAGTGTTTTTAGCCGCTAAAGGGAATGTGTGGAATACGATTCAATTGAAGAAGCCTCAGTCCTTTATTGGTGACTGGGATTTCTACGATATCTTCATCACGTTTCAGGCACATGTGAAAGGGTTCAGAAACCGAGGTCTCCCTATCACCTTCAGACACGACTCTCCTGGAGTACCAAGACCTACGTGGGATATGAACCGTCGCGCGTTTACTGAGCTTTTCCGCGAGCATCTCCCCGCCAGAACCTAATTACTTGACGTCGTATACTAGCTCGAAGAGAGTCTTGCCGTCCTCATCTTCGGCGTCCGAGATTGACTCAACGAACGAATCAAAGATGTCTTCGCTTTTTTTACTCCTAAGAAAAGCAAGCCCGTTAGCGACTTCCACGCAGAATTCGATGGAGTCCCGTACGTACTCTAGTCCTTGTCCCTCGTGGTCCTCCGACATAAGGACAAAGTTGTTGGATAGATGAGTTGCGTATTTCAACAAGCGCCTGTCTTCACGCTTCAAAACGTTGAAAAACCCAGGAAAAGGACTTACTAACGTAGTTCTAACTCCTAGTTTTAAAGATAGAATAGCCGTCATTATAGACACTGTATTATCTGGAATGCAATAGACACGGTCAGGACTCACCTCTTTTAGGAAACTAACAATCGACGCACACGCTTCTTTATATTTTTTCTTACCATACTTGGAAGTCTTGTGAGGAAACTGTCCGTCTCCAAAAATGGCGAGAATCTTGTTATCGGTTTTCATCACTATTATCTATTATAATAACGAGATGGAAGAACAATACTATAAAATTTGGAGATGGGACGAATGTCCTAAAGATATTAAATTCAAAACAACCCTAACGCACGGGACTTGGGTTGTTAAGTACCCCCTAGGATACTCTTTCCCACTAGACAAAATAAATCTATCCGAACATCCTGAGTACGAACTTGATTTAGTACAAGACGGGGCTTATAACCTAATGTTCATCCAGGACCCCAATGACTCTGACTACATATTTGTCCATGATTACGATATGTTCGGTCAAGGGTCTAGTACGCGCACGCGCATACACACAGAAATTACGGACTTTAAATACCCCAATTAGGAGTTAAAAGTCCTCTAATTATTTGCTCGGCAGGAACAGGTTTTACTTGTCCACAATTACAGTTCTTTTCGCCCCACTCGCCGTTTAGTCTATGAATCTTTGCCATAGCTTTATCTAAAGCAGTTTGGTTGAGCATATCGCATACGGATTTACCGCCGTCGAGCAGGCACCACTTAAAGCAAGCCCACTTCTGGTGCGCTGAGCCCACCATCGCCATACACGTATCTCAGCATTCTTTTACTTTAGGGTCTGTAAAGTCTATGAAATCCTTGATAGAGTTATTGCCTCCCTGAATAACGAAATTTAACTGATACTCTCCCACAAATTCCTTTTTAGTTGGAGGGCATTCCTCTCCTTCCTCAGGACAATCGCCATCACACCAAAACTTTGTTTCGTAGAATACGCGTAGTAGCCCCTTTCCCATGTACCATACAGAGGTACATTTTGGAGGGGAAAACCACGCTCTACATTTTTCAAGTGTTGGTATTGGCATTAATTATATCAGCGGCAAGCATTTGACTAGTGACTCCCACCTATCAAAAGTAAATCCACTCGGAGATGTGAGAAGAGCTAGAGGTCGAGCTAGAAGAGCTAGAGGTCACGGTGGATTGGCTGAAGCTAGAGCTAGAACTAGAGCTACTTGAGGAGGAGGAGGAGCTAGAAGAAGAAGAAATAGAACTCGAACTCCAAATCGTCGAAGTGGACAAGAAGGATGTGAAGGACTGCGAGGAAGTCCATCGTCCCCATGGAGTTACCGTTGGTCTAGGCCGTCGCGCCGCGAACGCCGCAGCTCGCAACGAGTTTTGATTTTGAACGGAAAGGGTACAGTCGAACGCCCGATTCCAGTCGTTTACTGCTTTTGCATCGGCTAAGGCATGCAGTGCTTTCGCCCTACTTGCCATCTTACGTGCTACCTCCTTATCCACGCAGTGGCAGTTCTCCGCACCAAAGGAGCCTCCACAGTGCTCTCTCGCAGTCCTTCTTATCGACTCCCTGCAATCTTCAGACATTAGCTCTTCCAAGCTACCAGCGTATCCCATAATAATCCCGTGTAGCAGGCACTCAATATAGTTGTTTGCTCTTGATTCGCTATCAGCACCTTCATAATTGGAATCAACCGAGTCCTGATAACATTTGGCAACGAAGTCATTGTTCTCAATGTCAAACACAAACTCGAGAGGAAAAACAGCGACCTCCGTGGGGGAATCATCCGTTCCTAGACCAAACGTCTTTACCCTCGGAGTGCATACCTTTCCGTATTCAGCACAGCCATCGTCTACACAAGTACATGTGTGAGTGACCTCCACCTGCAACATTGTCCCATGAGGGTCCCAGCCCCTGAAGGTGATGTTCCCTATTTCAGGCTCGCCAACCAGTACTCCTTTGCATCGGATGATTTCTTCGCTCATTGTTTATTCCTCCCTATATCTACCATAGATTGCAGTCCGTGTCAAAGAAAATATTCCAACGTATTATCAGTTCAAACGAACTGTCCTTGAGTATCGGTGAAAACTTTCTATATGCTATCATGTGAGGGACGTTGTTATCGTCTATGGCGCCTTTGGAAGCTAAGTAGGGGTCTTGTGAGAATAAACCCACTTCGTTGAGTGTAACCCCGTTACAAGCCGTCTCATCAAGTACTAGATAACTTAGTAGGTTGAAATCTCCTATAGCTAGCTGCTCCATAATATTAACAAAGGTCTGCTCGTCTAAAGCGCTTCCGTTTATACCAGGAGAAAGCTGGCGATACTCTAAGAGAGTAGCTTCGTCTCCTCCATACTGTTTTTTGGTTAAGGGTAATCCTAGCAGAGCCGTGGAAGCAACCTCCCTATCGAGAGACCCGCTCGT